TCAAAGAAGAGAACGGGAAAATAACAATACTAGGTTTTAAACAGCAGGGTGGAGGAAAATGATGCTGGTCTTGGATATGGACGGCACGCTTTTCGACACTTCTGCCAGGTGGAACGAATGCGAGAAGATATCCAGAGGAGACAAGAAAACATTATCCTGGAAACCCGACCGTGTGTTTTGGGAATGTTATCAATCACCGAGGTTCATGAACTTGGACGAACCTAAGTGGGAAGTTATCAGGTTTGTTAAACGATTAATTGAGGAGGAAAAGCCAGAAGTGATAGCAGTAGTCAGCGGTCGTTCGGAAAAACAGCGTGAAGCAACTCTAAAACAGCTGTCGGAGATAGGGCTAGAGCCGAACGAGGTCGTGTTGAGAGGGGAAAAGGACTTCAGGAAAGATCATGAATTTAAGAGAATCGTTGTAAAGGAGCTAATGGAAAAATATGACCAAGATAAGGCGATAGTGATAGATGATAGTGATGCAGTGCTAGAATATTTGGAAGAAGAAGGGGAGATAGAAGTAATAGATGCAAAAAAGATAACAAAAAGAGAGAGAAAGGAGAATACGAATACTATGTAGAGAGAAAAAATTATGAAGAAGAGGAAGAGGAGAGGTCTGATTTGATTTTATTTATGACATCTGATGAAAGGTTGCATGGGTTTTTATTATATGCTAAAACATAATGGATACATATTGGTGACACGTTATATTTCAATGCCAGCCTCTCTATCATTCTTCTGTCAACTGCTGTACTGGTAGTATTTTTGCCCCAGAGATTGTACTTCCACCACTCCTTATCGTCGCAGTTATCTTTCTCGCCTAGCATCTTCTTGGCATGACAAATAATTTTTTGCAAATCGTTGCTTAATGACACAGATTCTGTCTCTATTATGTTGTAAGGTTTTATGACGTATCTATACGAACTGTTTACAAGGTTAATTAGAGAATACAACAGTCCATGTACATGCGGTGGGGCATTGTTATATGAGTTATGGAGAAACACTGAGAAGAAGAAGTATGGTATTTTCAAAGTAATTAAACTATTAATGAACTTTTCTAGGCTTAGCAACGATATTATTGGAAATTTTTTACTATATGGATCTGCTATTTCCGCTTGAGGTAACTCTCTCTTTATCTGATAAAATCTACTTGGTCTCGCTACTATAAATAGTGGAGTCAACACATCATGTCCCTGGAAACTAACTATACTGGTCATTTGTATGTCGTAAAAGTTGGAGTAAAATGTCAGTTCTTGTGGCGTTATATAACCCTCTGTAAGTAACCACTTAAATTTCTTTACTTCTGGTTGAAACTGTTCACTCATGACCACCACCTCAGAATACAAAGAACTTTCTGTGGACTGGCGAAAAATGCCATAATCTACCGAATCCAGCTAACTGTGATATTTGTATCGTGAGTTCGTACGGCAGTCCGCTCACATATATCCCTCCCTGACTTAACAACAATTTAATTTTCTCGAATTCGTTTAATTCTATAGTAATCACTTGTGCGTTGTATTTTTTCTTCAACAATTCTAAGGCATATTTTGATAAAAATAACGGTGACTTCTCATCCGCGTTGATAACTTCTTTCGTCGTGATGAATCTTATGTTGCCTTTTGCGTATTTCATAACCAAAACTGCACCGATTATCCCACCGCTTCCGCTTACGGCGATAGATGTAGGTGGGAAAATTTTAATATCTGAATCAATTTGTCTGTAAACAAACTCGAAAGGCAACATCGGTGCATCATCAGAATGAGATATTGCATATTCAATATGTTGCCTCTCAATCCTAGGAGTCTTCAATAGTGTCTCCCAGGACATTTGAGTAGATGAATTTGTTTGATTTGTAGAATTAGGATTTGACTTAACTTGTGGTTGTGGAGAGTGTGGAGAGGACATATCTGCTCACTATATATGTGTGCTAACTCAGATATATAAGTTTTCTACATAACGAGTTAGGAGGAAAAGAGGTTGGAAGATCAGTAGGTGAGGAAGAGTGAAGAAAGGGATCTCAAACAGCTATTTGAGAGAAGAAATAAATAAAAAATTAACAAATTTCAACTCCTGGAACGACCTTAATAATGGTTTTATTGCCAACTCGTTTTGTATATAAATGATAAGGAATATGACACCATCCGACATACTCGTTTTTATAATCCTGTCCTTGAATAAGTAGCATCAGCTCCGCAATTGCCTTTTCTTTCAGTGTTCTCGGCTTCTTCTTTTTCTTTATATTTTCCCATGCCATTTCGAGTTCATATGAAATATCGTCGTCAGACTCATCATGACTTAAACTGTAGTGTAAATCAAGTTCTTCGTATGTTTTGGCAACAAATGGACATAAAGAACAATAATATAACCTTTTTTCTTCTTTGTTTCCATTATTTTGATTTTTACTTCTCATTTTCCCTCATTAATACATTCGGTACTGAGATATATAAATTTTCTGTCCAATAGGTTAGGCAGAAAAGGACAGAACAAACATCACATACCATCCTTCGAGATGCGGAGGAGGTTGAGGGCTGGGTAGGGCGAAACAACTCTAAAACAGCTGTTTTGCAGAATAAGTGAATAAAAAACGGGTTGGCTTTCAGGTTGACATGGAGAATAGCTTATATAGATACACTTGGATTTCCTGGGTTAGGAAGAAGGCTTTGTCTAAACTTTGTCTGTCTAATTTCCTCTGGGTTATAATTTCTTTCAATTGATTTAAGTCTTTCTCTAAAATATTTATTATCTCTTTTAGTACGGCTTCGTCGGGGTTCATTGCACTTAACTATTGCCAGAACTGGTATTTAAAATTTCTGCACAACAGGTTAGACGGGAACTACGAGCAGAGCATCTTAAAACAGCTGTTGTTTAAGTTTAAAAACGAGTTTCCCCTAGATTAAATCATGGCTATGGATTTTCGCCAGGAAGAAGGTAATAAAAATGTAATCAACGACTCGCTGGAATTCTTCACCGATCTCATAAAACTTTTCACGACGAGTCCGAAACGCTCTAAGAAGGCTAGTGAGAAGACTTCGCTTAAGGTTATTGAATTAGCTAAAAACGGTTTTGTCGTACCAGCAAAAATTAGGACTTTGACCGCTTCGGGTTTCCCAGAGGCATTTGATAAGCTTGCAGAAAAGGCTGACGAGTACGCTAACTCAATATCGGAATTTGCTGGAGCTGAAATGATTGACGATAAAAATTACAGGGTCAGGGAAGCCTCAGTACTCTCCTTTTTAATCCTGACAGACTCTATGAAATCCCTAAAAATAGCTGAGAAGCTAGACAACCCAATAAATAAATTGACTTTGCGTAAATACCTTTACCTCTACAACTCTCAACTCCCACTACTGAACGCGGAATTAAAAGATACCCTGAGGTTTGCGAAGGAGGTGTGCGGTGGTGCTTGCAATAATTTATCTGTTGAAAATCTCCGCAACGGGCTTGTCCCTCTTTTGCTAATGGGTCTAAGCAGTGAGATCAGTCTGGACGAAGGGAAGAAGAGAAAGTATACGACTACGGGGTTAGGATTATACATTCTTAATTTCTTAAAATCTCATAACGCGTATACCCTGGATAAGGCAAGTTATAAAGAATTAATACGCAACCTGAATAATATATTCGATTTGCATAAATATATTGTCAAAAATATATCGGATCTTATAAACGAATCCCCAATATCTATCTATTCGAGATACTACGGGGACAAGAGCTATTCTCCAGGCTTATTAGAACTAGACATGGCAAATTTCATGCTAAGTATCGCATATCAGTACAACGAAATGTCAGGTAAAATATCGCCGAGGTACTTAGCTGACTTTCCGAGACTGAAACTAAATTATATATTAAATAGGATTATCTTAGCTTAGATTTCCCAAAAAGAGAAAGGGAAAAAATTATTGACTTTGTGGTTGTTGGCTTTGGTTCTGCTTGGGTCTGAAAAAGATTATCTTTTTCTGTGGATCTAAATATGGCTCATAATCGAGTAAAAAAACAGCAGATTTACCTGGCACTGAAACGTAGTATATCGGATATATCTTACCGTTTTTCTTTGTCGTTTTAATCCTCCACTTTAATTTTACCTCAACCATCTGTTTCTCACCTATTATATAATATGAGTTATACCCTTTAAAAAGTAGTCGAGACAGTTAGGTAGAAAGCTTACGCAAAATATCTATCGCGTCCTTCGTTTGAGTATACTGTATAATTCTGTCTAGTTTCTTATGCCCAGTTATCTTTGCAATAATTGCGGGGTCTACGGCGTTTTTTGCGAGATAGCTGATTAGTGCGTAACGTAATGAATGTGTGTTGGTCTTCAGGTACTTCAGTGCAAACATCCTTATCCTCGATTCTAGTTTATCATCAGCGATTGTCAATATTGATTTATAGGCTAGTCTGTTTCTGACGACGTCGGGAATGACAAAGAACCTTACGTTGCCGTGCTTCTCAGCCTGTAACTGGAACTCTCTTTGCCCCGACTCCACGAACGTCTTAAAAGCCCTTATCGCTTCTTTGATTCTGGATCCGTTGGTTAGTTGTATGAGGAGGATGGCAACGTACGTCTCGTAGGGCATCAAGTTTAGATCAAACAGCTGTTTGTATGCGTTAATGAGGACTTTCTTGGCTTCGAGGAAATCCACGGAATAGTCCCAAGTATGTTCTATCTTCTTCTTGCCGATCGGTCTCAGAATCTTCTTAAGTACCTCACTTTCTTCCCTCTTTCCTTTTTTCTTCTCTTCCTTCAGCCCCAGCTTCACTGCGATAAGGTCGACGATATCCTTCCATCCCTTCTCCTTAGCTTCTTTAAGGTACTCCAAAAGTTTAGGTGAGTTTTCTGGAAGGTC